GGATCAGCGTCTCCACATACGCCCAGCAGACCAACAAAAACACACAGGGGCGTCCTACTCAGATCTACGTGGATCGTGGCGTCAGCGACGTGAAATTCACCGTGTGGCCTGTGCCTGACAGCGCTTACTCGGTTGCCTATTATCGGCTCAAAGGCATTGACGGCCTTGAGTCTGGCATCGCGGGCAGCGCAGCCATCCCGCCGCGGTTTATCCCGGCGCTCGTGTCGGGGTTGGCGTTCCACATCGCGATGAAGAGGCCCGAGGCCGCCATGCGCGCACCGGCACTCCGCGACGAATATAACGCACAATTTCAGCTGGCCGCTGACGAAGACTCGGACCGCGCGTCAAGCCACTTCACGCCATTTCGGGGGTATGTATGACGTACTCTGCAGGTAAACGGGCGTTCGGTTTTTGCGACCGTACTGGGTTCCGCTACCCGCTCGAGGATCTTGTCTGGGAAGTGCGGGACGGGCAGAAGACCGGTATGCGTGTCGGTAAGGACGTGGTAGACCCAGACCACCCACAGAACTTCTTGGGTCGTGTGCGTGTTGTTGATCCGCAGTCGCTGCGTGACCCACGCCCTGACACATCTCTCGCAGAAAGCCGCGGATTATTTGGCTGGCGTCCTGTCGGAGACTCAGTAACATCCATGGTGGGCGCAGTTGGCGCTGTCACCGTAACCACAGGAGGCTGACATGGCCAAAGGTACTACGAAGAAGAAGGCTAAAGCGCCTACCACATCAACACGCCCTCGCGGCCGTCCAGTTGATTTGACGCCTAACGCCGAACGCGGTGACTCTCGTCCACCCAAGAAGAAGCCGATGCGGCCACGCGCACGCCCGGGTTCAGTTGACGTGACGCCAGAGGCGGAGCGTGGCGACTCGCGCGCACCCAAGAAGAAAATGGGCGGCGGCGCGATGAAGACGAAAAAGTACGCCGGAGGTGGCATGGCCCGCGGATGCGGTGCAGCCACCAAGGGCGGCAAATACTCGCGGAGCGGTTAAGACATGACATATGCGGAGCTTGTAGAGCTGATTCAGAACTACTGCGAAAACTCGGAAACGACTTTCGTCGCCAACATCCCCACGTTCGTACGGCAGACGGAGCAGCGCATCTATCGCACTGTGATGCTGCCGGAGTTCCGCGCCAACGCCACGGCAACCCTCGGGGCGGGGGCCCAGTATATCGCGCGCCCATCTGACTTTTTATCTGTGTTTTCTCTGGCGGTGATAAGCGCTGCCGGCGAATACACCTACCTAACAGACAAGGATGTCAACTTCATCCGTGAAGCATACCCATACCCAACCACGTCTGGGCGTCCGAAGTATTATGGTATTTTCGACGGGGATGCCACGGGGACCGAGGGCAACCTGATTATTGGCCCGAGCGCCGACGCAACGTACGAAGTTGAACTGCACTACTATCGCGACCCGGAATCTCTCGTGACTGCGGGCACAACGTGGCTCGGGACAAATGCCGACACAGCGCTTCTATATGGCGCCTTGGTGGAAGCATACACATACCTGAAGGGCGACGCCGACCTCATGAAGATGTATCTTGACCGATACAACGAAGCGCTAGCGCAACTGGGCATGATCGACGCACGGTCTAACCGCGATGACTACAGAGATGGGAAAGCTTGATGTTTACTGGCACCGCAGGGGTATCACCTGTCACCGTAATGACCGCAGACAATGGCGGGCACAGCCCCGAGCAGATCGCCGAACTGTGCGTAAACCGGCTGATATCCATAGCAGATTCCGCGCCGCCCGAGTTGGCAATGCAGGCCCGCGCGCTCCGCGAACAAATGTTGGACGTCGTAGTACAATATGTTAAGGTGGCGGCATCAGAAGACCGGAAAACGGTCGTATCACAACTGGAGCAGGCGGGCCATGCGCAGCTTGCTGCGCATATAAGGAGCCTTTAACATGGCATTTACCGGCAATTTTATGGCGACATCATTCAAGCAGCAGCTGCTTGAGGGCGCCCACGACTTCCGTCTTACCGGCGGCGACACATTCAAGCTGGCGTTGTACACCAACAGCGCGTCGTTCACTGCAGCGACAACAGCGTACACCGCTACCAACGAAGTGGGCGACTCTGGCTCGTACGCGGCAGGCGGCGGCACGTTGACACGGATCAACCCGACCACATCAGGGACCACGGCGTTTACCGACTTTGCAGATCTGTCGTTCACGTCTGCCACGATCACGGCACGCGGTGCACTGCTGTACAACTCAACGCCAACACACACGTACACCAATCCGGTTGCCACAGTGTTGGATTTCGGTGCGGATAAAACCTCGACGGATGGTACGTTCACTATTCAGTTCCCAACGGCGGACGCAACAAACGCCATCATCCGGATCGCCTAAAACATGGTCACTCTCGTAAACAGAGCCAAAGTCGCCACTGCCACGACTGGCACTGGCACGATTACCCTTGGCACTGCCGAGAGTGGCTATCAATCCTTTGCTGATGCTGGTGTGGTTGACACTGATGTGGTTCGCTACGTCATTGAAGATGGCACTGACTGGGAGATCGGCACAGGCACCTACACAACCTCTGGGACCACCCTGTCACGGACTGTCAGCGAGAGTTCCAATGCTGACGCTGCGTTGAACCTGAGTGGCTCTGCGGTGGTGTATGTCTCGGCTACTGCTGAGGATATTCCGCCTGCTCTTGAACTGTATGCTGAGAACCCGTCTAGCCCTACTGCTCCCTCTGCTACTGGCACGAATGCGGTGGCGATTGGTTCTAATGCAATCTCATCTTCCACTGATGGCATAGCTATAGGCACATTGGCAGAGGCTTCAGGCACAGATAAAGGCGTTGCTATAGGTTATGATGCTGAAGCTAGAGGAACAAGCGGCAGTTTTGCTTTTGGCACATCAACCAGAGCTTTGGGAAATCAAACGGTAGCTATTGGTTTTCAAACAAATGTTGGTGGGATTGGTGCTTTGGGCGCTGGTTATACGGCAAACGCAGGCTCTACTTTCTCCACTGCTTTGGGATATAACGCAGTCACGGCTTCAAACTCTCGGGCAACCGCCCTGACCAACTCCCGCGCATCTGGCACAGACTCCTTCGCAGCAGCTATCGCCAACAACACCTCAAGCTATGGCGCTACTGGGGATAACTCGGTGGCGATTGGTAGTCTGGCAAAGGCGAGTAGTTCCGACGCTCTAGCATTAGGGGATACTTCAACTGCTTCCGGCGCGAACTCTTTTGCTCATGGCCGCAGTTCAATCGCTAATAGCGCCGACGCTGTTGCTATTGGTATCGGTGCAACAACCACAGCGAGCAGGGCTTTTAGCTTTGGAGACAACTGCATTGCATCTGCGTCTTACAGTTTTTCCATTGGGCGTTCTACAAAAGCATCCTTTAATTATAGCTATGCTTTTGGATATAACACGGAAGCCACAAGAAAAGGCGTTATGGTTTTCGGTGGCGGTCAGTTTGCCAGTCGTGGCGATGCTCAGTGTGGAACTATGGTTTTACGCAGGGCAACAACGGATGCGACTCCGACAACTTTAACGTCTGACGGCAGTACACCTGCTGGCATTAACGAAGCTCAACTCCCCAACAACTCTGCCTACAGCTTCAGCGGCACGATCATCGCACGGCAACAAGCGTCTGCTGGTAGTGAATACGCAAGTTGGGAGATTAAGGGCGCATTGTTGCGTGACGGCTCTGCCGCTACCACCGTGCTGGGCAACGGCATCAAGAACAAGCTGTATGCCTCGGCTGGTGCGTCTGCTTGGGACATTGCACTGACGGCTGACACTACCAACGGTGGCTTGGCTATTACTGTCACGGGTGCAGCCGCCACAAACATTCGGTGGGTCGCCACTGTGAACACAAGCGAGGTTACTTACTGATGGGTAAGATCGAACTAGATCACACGGGTGCAGGCTCTGGTGTTACGCTGTCGAGCGATGGCACTGACCTGCTTCTGGATGGGGCAGCTATCGGTGGAGGCGGCGGTACTGCTCTTGAACTGTATGCTGAGAACCCATCTAGCCCGACTGCGCCTAGTGCTACTGGCACTAATGCTGTGGCTATTGGGCGAGACGCTACCGCTACAAACTCGGATGCTTTTTCGTTTGGATACAACGCAAGGGCGCAAGGTCAATTCTCAACAGCTATTGGGGCTTCTGCCCTTGCGGGCAACTCCCAAGGGGCGACAGCGATTGGGTTTACGGCAGTCTCACAAGGGACATCTGCGGTTGCAATAGGAGACTCCTACGCCTCCGGCACCGACTCCTTCGCCGCAGCCATAGCAAACAACACCTCAAGCTATGGCGCTACTGGGGCTAACTCGGTGGCGATTGGATACCAAGGCAAAGCCACCGCATTTGGTGCTGTTAGTCTTGGAAGAAACACTCAGGCAACAGCTAATTACTCATTAGCTTCCGGCTTATTTACTGTTGCGTCTGCTTCCTATGGTGTGGCTCTTG